CGGCAGTATCTCTGCGGGCACGTTCCGCAGCCTTATTGCCGAAATAGCCTGTGTCGAGGTTGCCGAGCAAACGGGCGGTGGAATCAGCGCCGGGCAGCACAGGCAACTTATCATCCCTTACAATCTGTGGCTGCCAGAGTCACTGGAGCAGAGCGGGGGAGCAATAGCCGGCGGATCGTTCAGGCTGTCGGTCGTAACATACACACGTTGGCCTGTCGAATCGCTGGAGCACAGCGGGGGCGGGATTACTGGAGGGTCGCATGCGGATTCATGAGGATGTAGAGGGGTGGTACAAATTCGAGGCTGTGCGCCCTGATGGCACAAAGCGGTTATTGGCAGACTGGTTTCCCAATCTGATAACCGATGCCGGGCTTGAGCGTATGGCAGGTAATGGCGATTGGATGCGTTATTGTCAGGTCGGCAGCGGCAATACCGCCCCCAATGTATTGGATACGGCGTTGGCAAACAGAATTGCTGGCAGCTACACCCAGCAAGCCTCAATAAATGGGGCGCAGGCGGAAGAGCCGTATTTCTGTTGGCGACGGACTACTATCCGCTTTGCTGAGGGAGTTGCAGCCGGCAACCTCAGCGAGGTTGGGATGGGCTGGGCGTCTTCGGGCAGTCTGTTTAGCCGGGCCTTGATTCTGGGCAGCGAGGGCGACCCGACAACAATTACCGTTGCTGCCGATGAGATTCTTGATGTCACGTATGAGTTCCGATTTTATCCGCGACTAACGGACGTGACCGGCAGCGTCACTCTGACCGGTAACATCGGCGGGACGTATGATTATGTCATGCGCGCCGCCAGTGTTACCACCAGCAGCGGATCCACAGGCTGGTATATAGGCGCGTCAGGGGAATCAATGGCGGGAGCTTATGCCTTCCCAGGTACTGCGGCCTACAACGGCGACATAGGCCTAATCACAGGCCGTCCGAGCGGAACAAACTCGTATGCATCGTCAATCACCGCCTCGCCGTACTCGGCTGGCAGCTTGGAGCGCGAGTTCACCGCCGCATGGGGGCCAAACGAGGGCAACCTGTCGGGCGGCATTCGTTCTTTCTGGCTCAAAATTGGCATAGGCACGTTCCAGTTCCGGGTAGGCTTGCAGGGCACTGACGCGGCAATACCCAAAACCAGTGATGATGAGTTGTCCCTAAAGTTCGTGCACAGCTGGGGTCGCCGGCCATGATACCCGGCAACACCCTGTCGAGTGAGCCGATCCCGTCCCTTATGACCGGGGCACGCGGATCGGGCATCACGCCAATCGTGGACTACGAGGACGGCGGCATCGCAATACAAGACCCGTCCCAAGGGCTTCTTGTGCAGCGCTGGCGGGCGCGCCTGATTGGCGAGCAGGTCATTGTTGACGCACCCTCTGTGCCTGAGTTTGTGTTGTTTGAAGGCGCCGGCATTACCGAGATCAGCCTGACGTTTGATCAGAACATGCGGCCTTGTCTTGCCTATGTGCAAGACGGGCGAGCAAAACTCTGGTGGTTCGACTCAGTGCCGGGCGAGCAGGTGATAACCGAGCTGGCCGAGGACGTCATCACGCCACGCGTCGCTCTCGACGACAAACGCCCCACGCAATCTGCCAACAGCGACATTATTTTGGCCTACGTGCGTGGCGGTGCCCTGTATTACCGGCAGCAGCGCGAGCGATTCCAGACCGAGCGTCTGCTGGATTCCGGCCCGCACGTAGGCGTCATCAAAATCGGCCTCGACAAGGGCCTGCGCCTGCAGTTTTTCATGAGATACCCAACATGAGCCTGTTTGATACTGAGCTGGGTTATAACCCGTGGAATCGGCCGGGCCTGGCATCCAGCCCGCTGGCCACCGGCTATTCAGTTGCAGGGATTTTGCGGGAGGTGTGCGAGCGGGTTGGCATACCCGAGCAGCGGGTAAACCTGCAGGGCGTCGAGGGCCTGTGCGACGGCTACGCCTACAACCCGAGCGACGGGGCGTTTACCGTGATAGAGGGTTTGGGGCAGATATTCCTGTTCGACCCGGCCAGTTTTGACGGGCAGGTGCATTTTGTGCAGCGCGGGCTGGACCCTGTGGCCGTACTCACCTCTGACGACCTTGTCAGTCAGGGGCGGGATGACGCGAAAAAGCTGGACCGCAAAGACTCGATCACGATTCCGCGGGTGCTGCATCTGGAATACCACGACGTTGAAGGTGGGCTGTCCCCGAACAAGCAGACGTCCGATCGCTCGCTCGACAGTCGCGCAACGGCGGAGTCGAAGATCGAGACCAAGGTCGTGATGCGCGCCGCTGATGCGGCGAAGTCGGTTGTGATCAACCACAAGGTCAGCATCGAAGATCAGCGCGGGGAGTGGTCATTATCGCTGCCAGACAGCTATCTGGAGCTGGCGTGTGCCGACGTGATTCTGCTCGACGGCGAGCGTCTGCGCATCACGGAGATTGAGTTCGACGAGGGCCAGCAGAACTACAAAGCGACCTACGACCGTCAATCTGCCTACTCTTCGACAATTCAGGGCGTGCCGGTGCGGCCGCCCATTGATCCGCCGACGCTGATCATCGGCAACACTGTGCTGCAGTTTATCGACTCCCACATCCTGCGCGATGCTGATGACCGCCTGGGCTACTACGTGGCCGTGGCTGGGGAATCGACGGCATGGACCGGTGCGCTGGTAGAGCTGTCTGTTGACGGCGGCGAGAACTACATCGATTCGGTAGAGGCCCAGACCGATGCCGATATGGGCGAGCTGCTGGCACCGCTGCCGGCGCACTCGCGCTATTACCCAGACGACGTAAACACGCTGTCAGTGCAGATGCTGCGCGACGACATGCTGCTAGAGTCCGCTGATCTGGCCGGCATGCAGAACCGACTGAATCTCGCGCTTGTTGGCGACGAGATGATCAACTTCGGCGACGTGGCCGAGGCCGGAGAATCTCAGCATGACCTGACGTACCTGCTGCGCGGCCGCAAGGGCAGCCCGATCAGCGAGCACCCTGCAGGTACCCGGTTTGTGATTCTGGATCGCTCCCAGTTGTGGTTTATCGACGCCGAACTGTTCGAGCTGGGCCGGGAGCTGACATTCCGCGTCACGTCATTCGGGGCCGATCAAAGCAGCACCACCACGGCTACGTTCACAGGCCAGAGCCAGAGAGAGCGGGCGCCCGCATACCTGCAGGCCCAGCGCAGCGGTGGCGATATTGCTATCAGCTGGCAGGGAGTAGGCCGGCTGGGCGGCGGGGCGCAGGTTGCCCAGGGCGCGTATTTCACCGGTTTCCGAGTCACCGTGAACGGCACGGCGCAGGACACCACCGCATCGCAACTGACCGTCGCCGACCCCGGCGGCACTGTCACCATCCAAGTACAGCAACTCAACCAGCTGACCGGCGCAGGCCCTGCAGCGGAGATCACGCTATGAGCAACACCCCGAATAACGCAATACCCTATGTGCCGGAAAGCACGATTGACCCAGCCGCTGGGCTGAACCTGGCTCTGGTGACCATTGACGCGCTGCTGCAGGCCGCAGTGCAGACAATCACGAACACCCCGCTCGGTAGCCCGGCAGAGGGCGAGCGCCACCTGGTGGGCACGGCTGGTACCGGCGATTTCGCAGGGCATGACAATCAGATCGCGCAGTACCTGGACGGGGCGTGGCGGTTCTATGCCGCGCGCGTGGTCGTAAACCTAGACGACGGCCTGCTGTATTTCCGCAATGCCACCGGCTGGGCTGCGGCTGACACAGGGGGAGTCTCGTTCGCGGACATCAACGGGAATCCTGTCGACAACGCCCTGCTCGCTGCCGCCCTGGCAGACAGGTACACAAAGGCCGAGTCGGATGGGCGATACGATGCTACCGGCACCGCCAGCGGCGCAGTAGGCGCACACGAAGCGGCGCCCGACCCGCACACACAGTACACGACCGCAGCCGAAGCCGCCGCCGCCGCACCTGTGCAAAGTGTACAGGGCCGGCAGGGCACGGTGGTCATCACGGCCGCAGACCTGAGCCTGGAGAACGTCGACAATACGGCGGACGCTGACAAACCACTGAGCGACGCCGCGACAGCAGCGCTCGCTCTCAAGCTGGACACCGCGCTCAAAGGAGCCAGCAACGGCCTGGCCGAGCTGGACAACAACGGCAAGGTGCCGCTGTCGCAGATCAATGATGCTGTGCTTGGGCAAATGAGCTACCAGGGCCTGTGGGATGCCGGCACCAACACACCGGCGTTACCTGGTGCGCCCACGAACCAGGGCGACTACTACGTGACCTCAGCGCCTGGCACCCAATTCGGCCTGACGTTCGCCACCGGTGACTGGCTGGTAGCGAACGGCGCAGCGTGGGGCAAGGTTGATAACACTGACGCCGTGAGCACGGTACAGGGTCGCACGGGCAATGTGGTTATCACGAAGGATGATCTCGATATTGAGGAAACCTACACGCTGGCCGAAAAGAACAAGCTCGCCGGCGTACAGGCGGGCGCGCAGGTCAACGTGGCGACGAACCTGTCGCAAGGCACGCGCACTGCGACTGCTGTGCCCATAACATCCAGCACCGGCAGCGCGGCGACGCTATCCGCCGCTACCACGACTTTGGCTGGCGTCATGTCAGCCGCCAGCCTGACGAAGCTCAACGGCATAGCCACGGGCGCCACTGCGAACGCCGCGGACGCGCAGCTGCGGGATCGAACAACCCATACCGGCACTCAACCCGCCACGACTGTCACTGTCGCTGATTCCGGTGGGTATTTCGTTGGCGAGACGGTAGAGGCGGCGCTACAGGAGGTGGGCGTGATGATGGGCGACGTATCTGCAGCGCTGGATGCAATCAACGGCGAGGTGATCTGATGGCTATCGCTGATAAGTTGGTTTATCTGGATGAGACGAAAACCCGCATCCGAGACGGCATTAACGCGCTGGGCGGGAACCTGACCGAAGCTGACACATTTCGCAGCTATGCGGACGCCCTTATCAATCTGGGCCCGGCAGCAAACAGCATCGGAGAGCCGGGCTTGATGGGTTTCGGTGTGGGCATTTGCCCCAACCCTCCCGCTGGATTTACTCCATTGCCGAGCACCTATATTTTGGGCCACGCCCAATACGGCAACTACCAATACGCCGACGGCAGCATCATGGTGTGGGTGCCGGCATTCTTCTACCGCTACGGCCACGCCGACAACCCGACCTATGGCGACTATGGCGTCAACTCCGTGCAGATACTGCCCCGCAGCGCCTTCTCAACGGTAGAAGCTGCCAACGCCGCAGGGTTCGCCCTGCACCGCGCCTTCTATGACGGCGGCGAGCAGCCCGGCGTGTTCGTGGATAAGTACCTGTGCAGCAACAATGCAGGCACTGCCTCATCCATCGCACTGGGCAACCCGCTGTCTAGCAATGGTGCGCATAACCCGTTCTCCGGCCTGACCGGCGCGCCGCCAGATAACTACAGCGGCTCAATCCCAGCGGCCAAAACACGCGGTGCTGGTTTCTTCCCGACGAGCTTATTCATCAACAAGGCCTTGGCGCTGCTCAGCCTGGCCCACGCGCAAGCCGCGACCAGCACAGCTGCGTGCGCCTGGCACGACGCCACCGGCGTGAATAACTTTCCGAAGGGCAATAACAATAACGCCCTGGGCGATGTGAATGATGGCGCTGTGAGCTACACCAGCAGCGGCTACAGCAATGCAGGCAAAACCGGCAGCGGTGCACCCTTTGCCAAAACCACCCACAACGGCCAGGACTGCGGCATCGCGGATCTGAACGGCAACATGTGGGAGGTCAGCCCCGGCGTTACGTATCAGGATGGCGCTTATTACATCCTCGACCCCGCCGCGCGCATGGCAGATCTGACCGAGGGCGCCACGCTGGCAACCGATGCATGGGGCGCACCTGGCGTTGCTGCCAACTACCTCTTGCTCGGCGCAAGTCACGGAACGCTCGGTACCGGCCCCGGCACTAATAGGGCAATCGGCTCTGCCAACGCAGTGCTGAGCTCAGCACTCACCGGGCTGGACTGGGCCGGAGCGGGGGCGGGCATCCCGCTAGCTGACGGTGTCGGCGGCACCAACCTGTTTGGCAATGACCGACTCTACGACAACAACCCACAGCATATGTGCCCGATCGCCGGTGGGTCCTGGAGCTACGGCTCGAGCGCCGGCGTGTGGTGCCTCAGTTGCAATACCTCGCGGCCGAACTCGTACAGCCACGTGGGGTTCCGCGCGGCCTTGTACCTCTGATGTCTGAGCGATAGCGAAGGAGACGGCTCATGCCGAACAGTGAAGCCTGGCTGGATCGCCGGTACATCGAGATGGCCAAGCTGTTGAATCTCTACCTCAACCACTTTCCGTCATCAGAGAAGTACGGACTGGCGCAGCGCATTCGCCAGGCCTGCTATGAAATGTATGAGCTGATGATCGAGGCGCAAAAGCGCTACCAGAAGAAAACCACGCTCACCAACCTCGACATCAAGCATGAGACGTTACGCATGCTGGTGCGCCTTGCGTATGAGCTGGGGTATTTCAAACACGCCGCCCGGGCAGATAAAGACCCCGAGGCCCTCGCCGCACGGCGCTACCTTGCCATTTCATCACGGATTGATGAGGTGGGTAAGCTGATCGGCGGCTGGATGGCCGCCGACAGGAAGAAGAACGCTGGCGGGATGCCGGCATGAGCAGTACGGGAGACGTCTTAATATGTGCCCGATCGCCGGTGGGAACTGGAACAACAGCTCGAACGCCGGCGTGTGGTGCCTCAATTGCAATAACTCGCGGACGAACTCGAACAACAACGTGGGGTTCCGCGCGGACTCGGCACACTTCAAACGCCGCTTGTGGCGACAGTAGTGCCAAGGGAGACGTTTTCCGGCCTTAGGCGAAATCGGAGTAACCCTGCCTTTCCAGTAGCAATGCCGACCGTCAGGCAGGGATTTTTTTAAGGAAGAACATGAAACGCTACGGACACCTGTACGACCAGGCATTCACCCCGGCTGCGCTGTGGCAGGGCTATATCGACGCCCGCCGCAGCAAGGGTGGCCGGCGCGCCTGCTTCAAGTTCGAGCGCCGCATTGGTGCGGAATTCAAGGCCCTGCTAGCCCGGCTGCATGAGGGCCGCTATCAGCCTGAGCGGTACTTCAAGTTCATGGTGATGGAGCCCAAGCCCCGGCAGATCTACGCACCGGCATTCCGCGATTGCGTTGTGCAGCACGCGATCTATAACGCGGTGCTGCCGATATTCGAGCGCACCTTTATTCACACCTCCTTTGCCTGCCGCCGCGGCAAGGGTACGCACAAAGCAGCGGACTATGCGCAGCAGGCCCTGCAGCGCTGCAAGCCAGGCAGCTACACCCTGCAGCTAGACATTCGCAAGTTCTTCTATCGGATAGACCGGGGCATTTTACAAAAACTGATCGAGCGCAAGATCAAGGATCCGCGCATGGTACGGGTGATGATGCAGTTTGCCGATTACGATCAGCCGGTGGGCATTCCCATCGGTAATCTGCTGTCGCAGCTGTACGCGCTGATCTATATGAACCCGGTCGACCAGTTCATCACCCGGGAGCTCAAGCCGGCAGGCGGCTATTGCCGGTACGTGGATGACTTTATTTTGTTCGGCCTTACGCGTGAGCAAGCGGTTGGGTACCGGCAGCGCATCATCCAGTTCCTCGATGAGCGCCTGCAGCTCGAGTTGTCCCGGTCCACCATTGCGCTCACCACCCGCGGCGTGAACTTCGTCGGTTACCGCACCTGGGCATCTGCCCGGTTCGTGCGCAAGCACAGTCTGTACAAGGCCCGCCGCTCCATCCGAGCCGGCCGCCTGGAGTCGGTGGTATCGCACCTGGCTCACGCAGCACAAACACACTCACTCCAGCACCTGCTGGACTACGCCCTGGAGCACAACCATGCCCTATATCGTGCGCTACCAAAAACATATCACTCGCGACATCACGCGCCTGCTCAACACACCCGAGGATGCCAACGAGCTTTGCACGCTGGACGGCTGGACGTATGTGAGCCTGCCTGACGATGCCGAGCTGCCGACTGACCAGCCGGTAGAGATTGCGCAGACCATCACGCCGGTGACGCTCGATGCCGAGCTACGCGACGCAATCAGCAACGCCAGCCCGCATGTAGCACTGATCCGTCAGCGTGTGCGTGACCGGATCGCCGAGGCGTACCCGCTGCATGAAGAGATAAAGTTGCTACGGACTGCCCCGAGCGCCGAGTTCGAAGCCTATAACGCGCATGCAGAGGATTGCCGGCAGTGGGGCCGAGAACAGAAGGCGGAGCTGGGGTTGTAGGTTGATCGGTTGGGTAGGGTGCCGGTACTACAAAACCCGGCTTGGAACGCCCACATCCCTGTAGATCCAGAGCAGCATGCCCGCCCGGGCTGCTGCTGTCGCCGGTGATGTCCGGCAAACGATAACCCTGTCACATCCCCTCGAGTAAACACTATGACCCTGGATCAAATCCGGCGCGGCCCGATTGCGGCTGCGCTCTCGCTGCTGCCTGACCGTATGACCTCGCCAGAGGCCGTGGTGCAGATGCTGGCCATCGGGCTGCAGGAGTCCCGCTTCGAGCACCGGCACCAGATCGGCGGGCCCGCGCACGGCTGGTGGCAATTCGAGCTGGGCGGCGGTGTGCGTGGCGTGCTCACGCATCCGGCCAGCCGCGATCTGGCCAAGGGTCTGTGTGTTGCCCGCGGCGTAGCGCCTTCATCGTCTGCCGCATTCGCCGCGATCGAGCACGACGACATCCTCGCCGCCGGCTTCGCCCGCCTGCTGTTGTGGACAGACCCGCGACCGCTGCCACGAATCGGTGAGGTGCAGGCCGCCTGGGACTACTACATCCGCAATTGGCGCCCCGGCAAGCCACACCCCAAGACGTGGGCGCCGCTCTACGCGCAGGCGATGGAAGAGGTCCGGCATGCTGAGTAAATACAGGCTCTGGCTGCAGATCGGCGGCCTGATCGCCCTGGTGCTGCTTGGGTTTGGGGTGGGGTGGAGCTGGCAGGGCGCAAACGGTGAGGCGGCGCTGGAGCGGGCCAACACTGCGCACGCTAACACGCTGGGGGAGATTGCGAGGGCAGGGCAGCGTCAGCTGCAGAAACAGCAGGAACTGCTGGTAGCCGAGCGCGAGCGGCTGCAGGCGCTGGATCAGAAATACTACGGGGAACTGCAAGATGAAAAGGCTGCTAATGAAAGGCTGCGGGGTTTGTATGCTGGTGCTGACGCTGAGCGGCGCGAGCTGCGTATCCAAGTCAGAGTTGCCCGCGCCGACGCTGTCGTGTCCGAAACCACAGGCGGCAGCAGCGTGGGCGATGTCGCCGCCCTCGAACTCAGTCCAGAAGCTGGACGAGCTTTTTGGAGTATCCGAGCAGGAATGATTGAGGACCAGGCGAAGCTGCGGTATTTCCAGCAGCTGGAGCGGGAGAGGCAGGCCGCAGATTAAGTCAGGAAGGAAGAGGTTTAGCGCCAATTTCCTGGGTAAATCTTCCCCAAAACATAACGCAAGTCTTTGATTTCAAAGGAGTGGATTAGCGCGCAAACCGCTGTTTATTTTTACAGCCGATTTGCGCCTAACGTACTGATTAAAAAGAGGAAAGTGGCACTCTGTTGTGCGTCTCAGGCCTTTATGCCGTACAGGGTGATCATGGCTTACAGGCTCCTGATGAAGTCGCGGATGCGTTCGGCAGCTTCAATACACTCGTCCAGCGGGGCGACCAGCGCCAT